CCAGTTCAATACGGGTCCGTGAACGCGTCCCCCGTGAAATCGTTTTTTGTCTCGATGCTTACACGGGACATCAAGCTAGAGGAATCGATTCTGGACCTGCTCGACAACTGCGTGGATGGCATTCTTCGCACCGGTGCCCGTAACGCAACGAAAAAGCCGTACTCCGGTTTTTGGGCACACATTAAGTTCGATAAGGATTCTTTTTCGATTTCTGATAACTGCGGCGGTATTCCGTGGAGCTTGCATGACTATGCTTTCCGGATGGGGCGCGCAGATGACCGCCCGGAAGATGCGCCTGGGACTGTGGGGGTCTACGGCATTGGCATGAAGCGGGCCATATTTAAGATGGGCAAGCACTGCCTGATTTCAACTCAGAATTCGCAAGATAGATACGAAGTGGAGATCAAGCCGGAATGGCTCACTGACGAGCAGAATTGGGACATACCCGTCAAAGCAGCGAAAAAGACGATGCAACAGGACGGGACCACCATTGTCATAGGAGACCTATATGTTGGCATTCAAAAACGCTTCGGGCCAGATGCTAAGGCTTTCAAGCAGGAGCTTGAGCGAATGGTCTCTGCTCACTACGCATTCATTATCGACAAGGGTTTCGTCGTCACAATAAACGGAACGGTCGTCAAACCCCGGCCCACACGACTCATCTTTCACAAGATGCGGGACGGCAGGCCCGCTATCCAGCCGTTCATTTTCAAGACGAAGATTGAAGGCGTTGAAGTGTTCTTGGCCGTTGGTTTCACAAGACCCATCCCGTCGGAAGCTGAGCTTGCCAGGGAGCAAGAAGAGAAGAAGTATTCGTCATTGGAAGCTGGATGGACGATTCTTTGCAACGACCGGGCCGTTCTGTATTGTGACCGGAGTGAACTGACCGGCTGGGGCGAGGCGGGCATTCCTCGTTACCATACTCAATTCATTGCAATTTCTGGGATAGTGGAGTTCAAGGCTGACGAAGCGTCCAAGCTTCCCACAACAACGACCAAGCGAGGTATTGACGCCTCCTCCTCTTTATATCTCCAGGTCAAGAACAAAATGCGCGAAGGTATGCGGATCTTCACGAACTACACGAACAGGTGGAAGGGACGCGCCGATGAGTCCAAGAAACACATTCAGGCGGGAGAGCCACTCTCTTTTGAAGAGATCAAAGCCGAAGTCAAGCGCCTCAAGCTAAACCCCACAAGGAAAACAGTTCCACCTGGCAGCCAGTATGTTCCACCTCTTCCGTTGCCGAAGGCGTTGGAAACCAAAAAGCGACGGATTTCATTTGTCAAAGATGTCGAGGAGGTTCGAAGCGTTGCGGAGTACTTATTCGACGATGCTGACACCGAACCGTCGGTCGTTGGGGAAGAGTGCTTCGACCTGATACTGAAGGAGGCCAGGAAATGAGGCATCCTCCTTACCATCTCAGGCTGAATAAGGCGATAGATCGCCTCATGCTAATCGAGGCGATCAAACGGCTCGAATACTTCGGAAAGCTTAGAGAGTACACCTACTATGGACTTGGCGGGCCGTATCTTGAGGATTTTCGACTGTTGTACGAATTTTGCCCGGATATCAGAATGGTGTCAATCGAGGAGAATCAAGAGACGCTGAAGAGGCAAGATTTTCATCGGCCCTGTCGCGCGCTGCGGCTTGAAAATGCGAACTTCACATCCTTCCTGGCCGGATACGAGGCAAGAGACCAAAAGAGTATTTTTTGGCTGGATTACACCCGGCTCGAATATCAGCATTTCGAGGACTTCATGGTTTTACTTAGCAAGGTCGCTGTGGGTAGCATGGTTAAGGTCACCTTGCGTGCCGAGTCCGGAGACTTCATGCGGGAAGGCAAAGCTGAGGATTTTCGGAAGGTTTTCGAAGCTGTGATGCCTGATCCATCGACTGATCCACCGCGAGAGTTCGAGAAGTTCGCTGGGCTTCTTCAGGGGATGCTCCAGGTCGCCGCCCAGAAATCTTTGCCGGGAGCCATGCCTTTGATGTTTCAACCTGTCTCGTCCTTCTACTACGCCGACGTAAGTGGGATGTTCACGCTGACGGGTGTGGTTATTCAGCGGACGAGGGAGACTGAGACAAAGAGGGCTTTTCGGCGGTGGGATTTGGCTAATCTGGAGTGGGGACCTCCGAAGAGGATTGACGTACCTGCATTAAGCACCAAGGAACGTCTGCATCTGCAACGCCGTCTACCTTGCCATCGTGGCGCAGGAAGTACCCTCCGACGGACTTTGGGCTACCTGATCGACGAAAACAGGGAGAAGACAGAGTCGCAACTTGGCCAGTACGCGCAGTTTCACCGCTACTTTCCATACTTCATGAAGGCCGTACCCTGAAAATCTGAAACACTCGCGTTGGGAGATAAGCACGTGGTCGACGTAGTTGACAGGGCAACACGTTCCCGGTTCATGGCTGCTGTGAGGTCTCGCGGGAACCTGAGCACCGAGAAGAAAATGGTGCGGCTGCTGCGAGAACACGGTTTTCGCGGTTGGCGTAGGCAGATTCCTATGAGTGGAACGCCGGATTTTTGCTGGCCACGGCAAAAAGTCGCCCTGTTCGTTGATGGCTGTTTCTGGCACGGCTGCCCCAGGTGCTACAAGACCCCCAAGAGCAACGTTCGGTACTGGAAGAAAAAGATCGTTAGCAATCGCAAGCGTGATCGCCGGATTGATGTCGAGCTTCGACGCGGTGGGTGGGCTGTGTTACGGATTTGGGAGTGCCGCATACAGGACAAGAAAACGGCAGCCCGCATCCAGAAGGCTATTCTCCCGGCGGCTTCATGAACTCCACAGATCGTCGGTGTTCTCGCACGTTGGCATAGCTGACGGCGATTTCAGAATGCAGCTTGAGCTTTCCCGCCTGGATCACGGGCAGGCTGTCGAGGCGTCCAAACACAATCCGGTCCGTGTCATCGCAAGAGTCAACTCGCACCCACATCCACTCGCTCTCGCCTGTAGCGTCATCCTTGAACTCAGCCTTGATGTAGTCACCCGTGCAGTACTTGGCCATCAACGAGGCTCCAAAGCAGCAAGATTATACCTGACTCAAAAGCTAGCCTGTTTCCAGTGTTGCACAATGCGGGTCGGAGTCACATCCCTATGTCCTTTTGTTGACTGGGTGATTACAATCCTTCCCGCGAACCATGCCACGCATCTTCGACAATATCGAGCAACAGCTTCTCCCAGCTCTCCAAGACACGTTGCAGGTCTCGAACCGCGCGGACTTCTGCGTCGGCTATTTCAACCTGCGCGGCTGGAAGGAGATCGACCGGTATATTGAAAAGTGGTCGGGAGGCGAGGGCAATTGTTGTCGGTTACTTGTCGGTATGCAGCGGCTGCCGGAGGAGGAGCTGCGGCTTGCCCTGAGCCTGATAAAGACCGACGAAAGCATCGACAACCAGACGGCTCTTCGCCTCAAGGAAAGACTCGCCCGCGAGTTCCGTGACCAGTTGGCGGTTGGAATCCCCACGAACGAGGACGAGGCTGGCCTTCGCCGCCTGGCTGCCCAGATCAAAGCCAAGAAGGTAATCGTTAAGCTGTTCTTGAGGCACCCGCTTCACGCCAAGCTCTACATGCTCTTCCGCCCAGACCCGGTGAACCCAGCGACCAGTTTTCTTGGCAGCAGCAACCTCACAATGGCTGGCCTTTCCAAGCAGGGCGAACTGAATGTGGACGTTCAGGACCATGATGCGTGTCTGAAACTTGCGAAGTGGTTCGAGGATCGCTGGAACGACCGCTGGTGCCTCGACATCTCCAACGAACTTGTACAGGTCATCGAAGAAAGCTGGGCGCGCGAGGAGCTTATCCCGCCCTATCACATCTACGTCAAGATGGCCTATCACTTGTCCCAAGACGCGCGCGAGGGCCTGCTGAGCTTTTCGATTCCCCGCGACTTCGGCCACAAGCTGTTTGAATTCCAAACCGCTGCCGTCAAAATTGCGGCCCATCACCTGAACAAGCGCGGCGGAGTGCTCATCGGCGATGTGGTAGGGCTGGGGAAAACCCTAATGGCCACGGCACTCGCGCGAATCTTTGAAGACGACCACGGTCTAGAAACGCTGATCCTCTGCCCAAAGAACCTGGTGCCCATGTGGGAGGATTACCGCCAGCAGTACCGGCTTCGAGCGAAGGTTCTGTCGCTCAGTCAAGTACTGAAAGAGTTGCCTGACATGAGGCGGTACAGGCTCGTGTTGATTGACGAAAGCCAGAACTTGCGAAACCGGGAGGGCAAGCGATACCGGGCCATTCAGGAGTACATCAACCAGAACGAAAGCAGGTGCATTCTCCTTTCCGCGACACCCTACAACAAAACGTACCTCGACCTCTCCAACCAACTGCGCCTCTTCATCCCCGAGGAGAAGGACATCGGGATTCGCCCGGAGCGATTGCTCACGGATTTGGGTGAGACCGAGTTCATCCGCCGTCACCAGTGTCCAGTGAGGTCGCTGGCCGCTTTTGAGAAGAGCCCCCACGCCGATGACTGGCGCGAGTTAATGCGTCTGTACCTGGTTCGTCGAACGCGAACTTTCATCCAGGACAACTACGCGCTGGCGGACCCTGAAAATGGGCGCAAGTACTTGGTCTTCGAGGACGGAACCCGTTCGTATTTCCCGTCGCGCGTCCCCAAGACAGTCAGGTTCACAATCAACGAGAAAGACCCCTCAGACCAATACGCCCGGCTCTACGACGACGATGTGGTGAACACAATCAACAATCTGGCCCTCCCCCGGTATGGGCTTGGGAACTACATCGCGGCAGCGCCTCACGAACCGCCCACTCAGACTGAGGCCAAAGTAATCCAAGACTTGTCGCGAGCCGGCAAGCGCCTGCTGGGCTACTGCCGAACGGGACTTTTCAAGCGGTTGGAAAGCAGCGGCAGCGCGTTCATCCAGTCAGTCGAACGCCACATCCTGCGAAACTATGTCTACCTGCACGCAATCGAGCAAGGACTGCCGGTTCCTGTGGGCACACAGGACGCCGCGTTGCTGGACTCCCGGATTTACGACGAAGATGCGATCACTTCGGAAATGTTCGACGATGAGAACGAAGGGGAAGGCCCTGAAGAATCCGCGGTCTCTTTGCGCACCGAGGATGCGTTCAAGGCCCGCGCCGCCGAGGTATATGCGAAGTACGCCTCTCAGTTAAAGCGCCGCTTCAAGTGGCTTCGCCCTGCGCTGTTTGTTCCCTCGCTGACAAAGGACTTGCGTGCCGACTCAGCTGCTTTGCTGAACGTACTTCACAAGTGTGGGGAATGGAACCCCGAGAAAGACGCCAAACTGAGTGCCCTCTTCGACCTCATCACGAAGAAGCACCCGAACGACAAAGTCCTGGTCTTTACGCAATTCGCGGACACTGTGCGCTACCTGGAAGATCAACTGCAGAAGCGCCGTGTTTCCCGCCTGGCAGGAGTCACCGGCGAATCAGCCGATCCCACGCGACTTGCCTGGCGATTCAGCCCCGTCAGCAATAACAAGCGCGATCAAGTGAAGCCGGAAGATGAACTTCGCGTGCTCGTTGCAACCGACGTGCTCAGCGAGGGACAGAACCTGCAAGATTGCTGTGTTGTGGTCAATTACGATCTGCCCTGGGCCATCATCCGGTTGATTCAGCGGGCGGGGCGTGTGGACCGAATCGGTCAGCACTCCGAGAAAATCTACTGCCACTCGTTCCTTCCCGCTGACGGCGTCGAGCGCATCATTCGCCTCAGGTCGCGGGTCCGCCAGCGACTTCAGGAAAACGCAGAAGTGGTCGGGGCAGATGAAGCGTTCTTTGAGGACGACCGGAATGACCGCGCTGTCCTCGACCTGTACCACGAGAAGGCAGGCATTCTTGACGGCGATGTGGACGGCGAGGTGGATTTGGCTTCCTACGCTTATCAGATTTGGAAAAATGCGATTACGCAAGACCCTGAACTCGAAAAGGTCATCCCCGCGATGCCGCCGGTGACCTACGCAACACGCGCATTTACACCGAAGGAGAAAGAGCCCGAGGGAGTGCTGATTTATCTTCGCACCGGTGAAGGCAACGACGCCCTCGCCTGGATCGACAAGGACGGGAACAGCGTCACCGAATCGCAGTTTGCGATCCTCAAGGCCGCCGAGTGTTCGCCAAGCACCCCGGCTATGCCCAGGCACGAAAAGCACCATGAGCTGGTGCACAAGGGCGTCGAGTGGATCGTGAAAGAGGAGAAGTCCATCGGCGGGCAGTTGGGTCGGCCGTCTGGGGCGCGGTTCCGCACCTACGAGCGCCTGAAGCGATACGCCGAGCAGATCAAAGGCACGCTCTTCGACACGCCTGAGCTGAACAAAGCTATCGAGGAAATCTACCGCTACCCGCTCAGGCAGTCCGCCGTGGACACCTTGAATCGCCAGCTGCGCAGCGGCATTTCAGATCAAGGTTTGGCCGAACTCGTTCTGGCTTTGCGGGAAGAGGGCCGCCTGTGCGTGATTGACGAATCCGAGCAGGTGCAAGAACCGAGGATCATCTGCTCGATGGGCCTATTCTCAAAGGAGGAGAAAAGGTAGGCCATGCCGCTTGACTCAGCCCGAGCGCGCCAGCGCCTCAAAGACTTCGACCTGAAGAACCTCTTCGTTGAGGATCTCGGCTGGGAGCGCCATTCCGCGACCCACGATCTCACAGTGGATGGCGGTTCCTATCGGCTGGGCGCGGTCGCCCACAAGCGCGGGTTTGCAGTGTTCATCTGCGAGCCCGGAGCCGACGGCCGCATCCCCGACTACCCAACGCGCCGCAAGATCGACCGCCAGGCCACAAAGCTGGTGCACGAGCACCTCATCGTCTTCGTAGATGCAGGCAAGACGACGCAGACGTGGCAATGGCTGAAGAGGGAGCCGGGCAAGCCGGTCGCTTGCCGCGAGCACACTTTCTACCGCCACCAGCCTGGCGATGCACTGATTCAGAAACTGCAAGCCCTGAGTGTCAGCATTGACGAGGAAGCGGGGCTTACTCTCCCCGAGGTCGCCGGTCGCGTCCGCGCTGCCTTCGATGTGGAGAGGGTCACCAAGCGCTTCTATGACCGCTTCAAATCTGAACACGCGGCCTTCCTGAAGTTCCTGAAGGGCATCCCCGACGACGACATGCAGCGGTGGTACGTCTCGGTGATGCTCAATCGCCTGATGTTCATCTACTTCATTCAGAAGAAGGGGTTCCTCGGCGATAGCCCAAACTACCTTCGGGATAGGCTCGCCGAAAGCAAGAAGCGCGGCAAAGACCGCTTCTACAGAGACTTCCTTTGCCCGCTGTTTTTCGAGGGCTTCGCCAAGAAGGAAGGCGAGCGGTCCGCCGTAATGAACAAGCTGCTCGGGAAGGTGCCCTACCTGAACGGCGGCTTGTTCCTCCGGCACCAAATCGAGGAACTGTACGGCGACGCCATTCAGATCGGCGACGGCGCCTTTGAAAAGCTCTTTGCCTTCTTCGAGCAGTACACGTGGCACCTGGACGAGAGGCCGCTCAAGAAAGACGACGAAATCAACCCGGACGTGCTGGGTTACATCTTCGAGAAGTACATCAACCAGAAGCAGATGGGGGCGTACTACAGCAAGGAAGACATCACCGGCTACATCAGCCAGAACACGGTCATCCCCTATCTGTTCGACCAGGCACGGAAGGAGTGCAGGATTGCGTTTGAGGGCCCGAACCCAATATGGCGTCTGCTTCAAGCTGATCCGGACCGCTACATCTACGATGCCGTCAAAAAAGGCGTCCGCTTGGAACTGCCTCCGGAGATCGCCGCTGGTCTCAGCGATGTCTCCAAGCGCACTCAGTGGAACAAGGCTGCCCCGGAGGAATACGCCCTGCCCACAGAAATCTGGCGAGAGGTTGTCGCGCGCCGCAAGCGGTACGAAGAGGTTCGAAGCAAGCTGGCGGCGGGCGAAATTCGCTCGATCAACGACCTCATCACCTATAACCTCGACATCCGCCAGTTCGCCCAGGACGTGATCGAAACCTGCGAAGGTCCGGAATTGCTCCGCGCGTTCTACAAGGCCATCAAGAACGTGTCCGTGCTCGACCCTGCTTGCGGTTCGGGGGCCTTTCTCTTTGCGGCCCTGAACATCTTGGAATCCCTCTACGAGGCGTGCCTCGACCGCATGGAAATCTTTCTGGAGGAACTGGAGCGCTCCGGCCAGAAGCACCGCCCAGAGAAGTTCGCGGACTTTAAGAAGGAGTTGGAACGGGTTGCCGCGCATCCGAACCGCAAGTATTTCATCTACAAGGCAATCATCGTCAATAACGTCTTCGGCGTGGACATCATGGAGGAGGCCACAGAAATTTGTAAGCTGCGGCTCTTCCTGAAGCTTGTGGCCCAGATCGAGCGCCTCGACCAGATTGAGCCGCTCCCTGACATTGACTTCAACATCCGTGCAGGAAACACGCTGGTGGGCTATGCCTCGTATGACGAAGTGAAGCGCGCTGTCTCTAGTAAGCTCGATTTCGAAGGCACTATGGAGAAGATCGAGGAAAAGGCCCAGGAGATTGACCGGCTGTTTGGCCTATTCCGTGAAATGCAGTCCGACCAAAGAATGGAGTCGAACGAGTTTGCAACGGCGAAGGAAGAGTTGCTCCACCGGCTGCGCACGCTGGAGAACGAACTCAACCGCAATTTAGCCGGTGAATATGGTGTCAAACCGGATGACCGCCCCTCCTACCAAAAGTGGTTGAATTCTCACCGACCATTTCATTGGTTTATTGAGTTCTACGGAATCATGAATTCGGGTGGGTTCAACGTGATTGTAGGCAATCCACCGTGGGTTGAGTTCTACAAAGTCCGTGACGAATATGGGGTCAGGGGATATCGCACCCTCGAATGCAACAACCTATGGGCGTTTTTCGTTGAGAGATCACTTCGGCTGCTCAGGCAGGGCAATCGCTGCGGCTTGATTGTTCCAATGAGCCTTGTTTGCACCGAAAGAATGACACCAATGCAAGAGATTCTAAGGGAACAAGGCACGTCGTGGCTGTCAAGCTATGAGAGTGACTCGAATCCCGGCCAGCTGTTCGATGGGGTGAAACAAAACGTGTCCATCTTGCTTCACACATCTGGTACGGCGTCCCGGCAATACACGACCAGGCTCTACCGCTTTTTCTCGGAAGCCAGAGATTTCGTGTTTGCCGCAGTCGAATACTGTAATGCGACTCCCAAATACCTCGCTTTCGGATTCCCGAAGATCAGTGAATCCATCGAAAGCCGTTTATTGGAGAAACTCTTTGCTCATCGGCCCCTCGCGATGCAGATTGCAAAAGGCGAGGGCGAGGCTCTCTACGTGCATCGCATCGCCCACTACTACATAAAGTGCGTAGATTTCGTTCCATATTTCCGCAGTGACAGAGACGGACTTAAGAAATCTGAGGATTACAAAGAGTACCGATTCAGGACTCCGATTGAGCCGTTCGTAGCTCTGCTGAACAGTTCTGCCTTCTATTTCTATTGGCAAGTCTTCTTTGATGGGTTTAAGGCAGGAAAGCTATGTATCGAAAGCTTCCCCTGTTCCCCGCTCAAATCGGAATCGTCTAAGAAGGCACTGGTCGGCCTGGGACGAGAATTGATGGCGGACCTGAAGAAGCACGCACGCCGCCTGAAGGCCAAGTACGAGGCCACGGGCTCGGTTGAGTATGACCAATTCTACCCAAGGTTCTCCAAGCCGATCATGGACCGGATCGACCAATTCCTGGCAGATCACTACCAACTCACCGCTGAAGAAATGGACTTCATAATAAGCTACGACATTAAGTTTCGGTCCGGAGCCGAGTTGGAAGAGGCCGAGGATTGACACAACTCCAGGTTCAAGTTGGCCCGAAAGGTCATTTGCCCGCAGACTTCGAGCGGGGCCTCACGTGGTACTCTGCCAAGAACCTCCGAGCGGTGGGCAATCTTGGAATCGCCAACACAAAGAAGTGTGCGCTTTTCTGCTCGAAGAAATGCCCCGGCACGCTTATTATCCGCACCCACGACCTCGCGCACGCGCTTAGGGACGCTGGGGTCACGGTAATCGGCGGCTTTCACTCCCCTGTCGAGAAAGAATGCTTGAACGTGCTGCTCAAGGGGACGCAACCCCTCATCATCTGCCCGGCCCGAAGCCTGGAAGGTATGCGCATCCCTGCTTCCTGGCGCAGGCCGATTGAGCAGGGACGCCTGCTACTGCTTTCCTCCTTCGAAAAGAAGAAGCGCCGCGCCACGGCTGACCTGGCCCAGAAACGCAACGAGTTCGTCGCCACTCTCGCCGACGTAATCTTCGTGGCCTACGCCGCTCCCGGCAGCACCACGGAGTCTCTTTGTCGGAAGCTCAGCAGTTGGAAAAAACCGGTCCTGACTTTCGACTGCCCCGAGAACGGTAGCCTGATTGGGATCGGAGCGAGACCGGTCTCGCCCCACCGCATCCTGGAGGAACTTCGAACCCTCAACTTCTAGCCCGGCCATTCTCGTTACACCCGAGGGCGTATGTCAACAAGGTGACCAACTCGGGGCCATGAGTTATTCTGTTGGCGCGCTCAAGAGACCACAGGAGGACGATTCGATGCCGGTGACGATAACTGCGAAGAAGAATGGGCCGTACCGAATGGAAGCGACGGATGGTGCGGAGATCAAAGTGGTGGACGCGGACGGGAAGGCGTTTGACTTGGCGGGCAAGACGGCGTTTTCGCTGTGCCGGTGCGGGCACAGCGCCAACAAACCTTTTTGCGATGGCACCCACGGCAAGATCGGCTTCCAGGCCGATGACGTAGCACCTAGATCGGAATCTGTACCTGGACCTCAGGGAGAAACTCCCTGACCGGTGTCCACGCCCGAAGTCTTCCGATTCTGGGGAAGATCAAGTCTCCAGCTGGTCGGTATTGTTTAGAATGTGTACGTCGAGGTTTGCAAAGTAAGGCGCAAGGAAGTTCTTCAGCGATTCTCGGACTGCGTTGCGCATCTCGTCGGCAACCAGCCAAGTATCACTCGGCACTCTCCATCGCAATAGAAGCAGCCGTCTTGCGTCACCGTCTAGGTGAGAAGCATAAAGCTGGCGCAGACCCTTTGAGGTTTGGTCGAGCACCTTAACTAAGAACGTTTTGGCCCTTTTTTCCCTGACATCATCCAAAGCCCCTCCCGTCCCATAGGAGAGCATCACGGGTTCCCCATCTTCGACCTTAATCTGGATCTCCAGCCCGCCGGGGATAGTCACTTTGAATTCGGAAGGCCGCTTCCTATCTGGTAGTGAATCCACGAGTTCCTTCACGGCCTTGACCTGTTCCTGGTCAAGGTCAGGTTCGATCTGTGAGCGGAAGTCTATTGACGCAGTGAAGCGGAACCTTTCAGGCTCCTCGATTTGTTTGCGATGCCATATGCTGAAAGCTGCCGTGGTCGGTGAGTTGGGTTCGCGCAGATTCTTGACCTCCACAAAGTACGCGACGTTATCCTTGTCGATTGCCCGCAGGTCTGGCATGGCTGAATCGCGGGCCAATAGGAACTCGAACTCCTTAAACCCACACTTCGCTAGGTAGATGACCGATACAAGCTCTGCCAAAAAATCCTCTATTCTGTTATCGAAGTCGGCGGCCTTGGGATTGAGTTCTTGAGTCAGCTTTCCGCGCAAGTCATCCGGGTTTTTGGCCAGGCCTCGAACTGCTTTTATGACCGATGCCAGCGGGCCACCTCTCCCTCTGGCTATCACCTGGATTGCTGGATTTTCCAAATAGTTTACGTGCTGCATACGGATACGGAGAGCATCTCCCAATAGCCATTGAGCATCGGCGTTTTCTGCCTTTGCGAGCCACTCGCCTACGGCTTGGATAGCTTGAGCACTCATCGCGTCTCTCCTTGTGCACCCAGAAGTATGCCTTAACCCCTGATGCGAAGGCACTGAAAGATGTTCACTTTAGCAAGACAATTGCATTAGGTACACCTAGAGGATTACCTTCTCTCCTTCGCTGGCGCTTTGAAAGGCAAAGAATGCTCAAGCGTGAAGGGCAGCGGGTCCTTTCGGAAGGATGAGTTCGCGGGTGACGGCGGGCGCGGCGTCACGCCAGCGTAAGGCGGAGAATTTTGTCATTTCGTTTCGCTTGGAGCGAGCAGCGAAATGCGCGGTTTGACCAATCCTGATGCGGGTTTCAAGCACTTTCGGGGCGTGCGGAGACCCCGGCAGAAAGCGAAATGGGGTGTCCGGTGAAGGTGCAATGGATCGGGATCGAAAAGCTGAAGCCCTACTGGCGCAACCCGCGCAGGCGCAGCGAGGACTCGATCCGCAAGATTGCGGACTCCATCGCCGCATTCGGCTGGCAGCAGCCCATCGTGGTGGACAAGGAGTACGTGGTCATCATCGGCCACGGACGGCTGGAAGCGGCGAAGCTGCTGGAAGCGAAGCAGGTGCCTGTGGTGGTCGCGGGGAATCTTGCGCCGGAGAAGGTGAAGGCGCTGCGGCTGGCTGACAACCGCACGAACCGCGACAGCGATTGGGACATCGGCCTGCTGGCTCAGGAGATCAAGGAACTGCGCGGCCTGGACGTACAGTTGATCGGGCACGCGGGCTTCACCGAGGACGACCTGAAGCGCATCGCCGACGACCTGGACGAAGCCGCGCTCGAAAAGATCGCAGGCGCTGAGGCCGGCGAGGACGAAGGGTCTTTCGAGGCCGACCAAGTTGACGGTGCGCCTGGTGATGGAAGGCAGGGCGATGGGAATCCGCTGGTGACGTTCAGTGAGGTGCTTTCGTTCGAGCAGCGCAACGTGGTGAACGCGGCCATACAGCTGGCCAAGCAGCGGGAACGATTCAAGCGGCGCGGCGACGCGTTGTTCCACATCTGCGAACTCTACTTGGAGGAACACGATGAGAAGTTTTAGCCACTTCAGCTGGCAGCACGGAAAGATCGCCGACCTAGATCGGCAGTTTCCCAGCTATCTGAGCGCGTTTGTTCCCGACCAGGCGCTGGTAGTGGAAGACGAAGGCGGCACGCACTTCGGCTACGTGCACGAAGGCCAGCCGATTCTGCTCAAGGACGGCCGCGTTTTTCACCTGCATCCGGGCATGTACTTCAGCGTGCCCGGCGCTTTCCGCATCATCGGCTGCGGCAGAGGCATTGTAGTGACGCGCGAGAACTGGCGCGGCTTCTTCCACATCGGCGGGCCTGCCGAGCATACGGGGCGGCTGAAGTACATTGACGGCTGCACCGACAGCCTGCTGATTCCGCCCGTGCGCCTGGGCGATCCGTGCCTCAACCTGCTCTACTTCCCTGCCGGAATTGACCAGACGCAGCACACGCATCCGAGCGACCGCATCGGGATGATTCTTTCCGGGCGCGGCCAGTGCATCACGCCCGACGGCACGATTGATCTGGTGCCCGGCATGATCTTCTGCATTCACACGGGCGGGCTGCACAGTTTCCGCACGCCTTACGGCGAAGACATGCGCGTGCTGGCCTATCACCCAGACAGCGACTTCGGACCGACCGACGAGAAGCACCCGATGATCAACCGCACCATCGTCAACGGCGTGAGCGCATCGGAGATCGAAGAAATCCGCACCAGGTAGTCCCGAAGGTTCGGGAGGCGCACGCGTGGCCAAGACGCGAATCTACAAGAAGCAATTGGTCGAGGAAGACGTTTACGCGGCGGCGCTGCGCCGCATCCGCGAGTGCTACGAGCGGTTCGACACCGTCGTGGTCAGCTTCAGCGGCGGCAAGGATTCGACCGTCTGCCTCAACCTGACTTTGCAGGTCGCGCGTGAACTGGGCCGCACGCCGCTCGAAGTGTACTTTTGGGACGAAGAAGCGATTCACCCGGAAACCATCGAATACGTCGCGCGCGTAGCCCAGCGCCCGGACGTGCGCCTGAAGTGGCTCTGCATCCCCGTGCGCCACAGGAACGCTTGCAGCCGCAAACAGCCCTACTGGCACTGCTGGAACCCGGCGGAGAAACACCTCTGGGTGCGCCCAATGCCGGAAGGGGCAATCACGGAACTGCCCGGCTTCCATTGGGGCATGGGCATCCCCGAGCTGGCCCACCTGGTCTACGGCAAGGAACACGGCACCGTGGCCGACATTCGCGGCATCCGCGCCGATGAATCGCTGCGACGCTATCGCAGCGTGGCCATGAAGCTGCGCGACAACTGGATCGGCAACCCGCGCGAAGGCTACAGCTACCCGGTCAGCCCGATTTACGATTGGACGACGTTCGACGTGTGGGTCGCCCCGAAACGCTTCGGCTGGGACTACAACCGCGCCTACGACCTGATGCAGAAAGCCGGGATGCCGCTGAGCGACCAGCGCGTCTGCCCGCCTTACGGCGAAGAGCCTTTGAGCGGCCTCTGGATTTACGCGCAGTGTTGGCCTGACCTTTGGCACAAGATGATCGCGCGCGTGCACGGGGCGGCCACGGCGGGCCGCTACGCGAATACCGAACTCTACGGCTACGGGAAGATCGAAAAGCCGCCCGGCCTGACCTGGCGCGAGTGGACATACCGCCTGCTCGATCTCTATCCGGGGGAGCTGAAGGCAGCCATCGCCAAGAACCTGGTGATGCTGCTGCGCGAGCACAAAACCAAGACCAGCAGGCCCGTCCCTGAAGAGCAGCCCGATCTGCTTACCGGCCTCAGCTGGAAGTTCCTGGCGATGGTGGTCAATCGCGGTGACCTGAAAGGCCGCCGGAGCCGCACGATGAACAGCCACGCGACGCAGGCGCGGAAGAAGGCCGGCGTCAGCATCGCCGACGTAACCGAGCTTGACCTGGGCACGAGGTACTGAGCCGGTGGCAGAGAATGCGAAGATCGAGCGAGTCGTTGCAGGCGCTCCGCGCGATCTGGCCAGCGAGCCGGTGAGCCGCGTCGAGTGGGTACATCGCGACCAGCTGAAGCCGAACCACTACAACCCGAACCGAGTGGCCCCGCCGGAACTGGAGTTGCTGATCGTCAGCATCCTGGAAGATGGCTTCACGCAGCCCATCGTCGTGCTGCCGGACTACACCATTGTGGACGGCTTCCACCGCTACGTGGTCAGCGGTGATCTGCGCTTGATCGAGCTCTACGGCGGGATGGTGCCCGTGGTCAAAGTCGCGCTCGACCCGGTGCACCGCATGATGAGCACGATCCGCCACAACCGCGCGCGCGGCACGCACGCCGTGCTGCCGATGGCCGAGATCGTCCGCACGATGGTTGCTGAGGGGGTCGAGAAGGCCGACATCATCGAGCGGCTGGGCATGGAAGACGAAGAAGTCGAGCGGCTGGAAGATCGCGCGGGAATGCCGGAGCAGGTGGGCCGCGAGCGGGCGGACTTCGGGAAATCCTGGGTGCCCCAGGGGTGAGGCAGCATGGCGCTGGTCGGAGTCGCAAAGGTGGCGCGCGCCCTGAACATCGGCGTGCGCCGCGTGCAGCAACTGGTCGCCGAGGGGATGCCGCGTCCCGAGAAGGGGAAGTACGACGTCGGGCTCTGTCTGATGTGGTACGTCCGCTACCTGCAAAAGGCCCTCGAGCGCCGGGAGATTCCCCAGGACGCCATCGGCGCGTCGCTGCGCCAGGAGCGCCAGCGGCTGATCAAGGCTCAGGCGGACCGGGAGGAACTGGAACTCGGCGCGCGGCGGGGCGAGCTGATCCCGGCGGGCGTCTATGAGCAGGAATTGGGCGCGATCTTCACCGTGCTGCGCCAGCGGCTGCTCACCTTGCCTGCGCGACTCGCGCCGCATCTCGAAGGTGAGAATCGCACGGTTGTAAAAACGCGGCTCGATAAAGCGATACGCGAGGCCCTGACCGCTTTGGCCAATGAGTTTGCCAATGGAACCGCTGACCACACCGGAACCGCTGGCCCGGATTCGGAGCGCACGGGGCCGCCTGGCGCGGCAACTGCTGGCTCCGCCGCCGACGCTGAAGGTCAGCGAGTGGGCCGAGCGCAACCGAATCCTTCCTAAAGGCACCAGCGCCCGCCCTGGGCAGTGGGTCACCGAATCCTTCCAGCGCGAGATGATGGACGCCATCCTCAATCCCGAGGTGCGCGAGATCGTCTGCATGAAAAGCACTCAGGTGGGCTGGAGCGATGGCGTGCTGAACAACATCGTGGGCTACTTCATTGACGCTGACCCCAAGCCCATCATGCTGGTGCAGCCCACCGACCACACAGCCAAGGAATACAGCCGGAAACGCATCGCGCCGATGATCGCCGCCTGCCCCGCGCTGAAGGCGAAGGTGCGCGAAGCCACGTCGCGGCGGCCTGGAAATTCCATGCTGCTTAAGGAATTTGACGGCGGCTTCCTGAAGATCACCGGCGCAAACGCTGGGGCAGGCCTGCGCTCCGATCCTATCGCCATCTTGCTGCTCGATGAAGTGGATGGCTACCCGGACGACGTGGACGGCGAGGGCGATCCCGTGGAGATTGCCACGCGGCGCACCGACACGTTCGACGACGCGAAGATCCTCAAGGGCAGCACGCCCGGCAAGCCTAAGAGCCTCTCGCGCATCGAGGCCGATTACGAGCGCAGCAATCAGATGCGCTACTTCGTGCCGTGCCCGTTCTGCGGGCACATGCAGGTGCTCTGCTGGCGCGATGAAAACGGCGTGCACCGCCTGGTGTGGGAGAAAGACACGAACGGGAATCCCGTCCCTGAGACGGTTCGCTATCTGTGCGTCGATCCCCAGTGCGGCAAGGGCATAGACGAAAAGTACAAACAGCGGATGCTCGCAGGTGGGGAATGGAGAGCCAAGTTCCCCGAGCGCACGAAGGTTGTTGGCTTCCACATCAATGCGCTCTACAGCCCGTGGCGCCTCAACTGGCATGAGCTCGCCCAGGAGTGGACCGAGGCCCAGGACAACCCGGAAAAGCTGAAGGCGTTCGTGAACCTGCGTCTCGGTGAGACATGGGACGAAGGCGGGGAGAGTTTCGGTGCGCATGTGCTGGCGGTGCGCCGGGAGAAGTATGCGGCCCCTATTCCTGAAGGCGTGTGTGCGCTTGTCGCGGCGGCGGACGTGCAGCACAACCGCATTGAGGCGCAGATCGTGGGCTTCGGGCCAGGCGAAGAATCCTGGCTCATTGCCCACGAAGTCTTTTGGGGCAACCCCGGCGTCGAAGTTGACCCGGAGACGGCCGTCAACGTGTGGGAGCAGCTAGACCAGTTCCTGCTGAAGCAGTGGCAGCATCCGCGCGGACCGGTGCTGACGCCCGCGATCACACTGGTGGACGCCGGCGCGCACGCGGACAGCGTGTACGACTACGTTCTTCCGCGCCAGCATACCCGCCGCCGCATCTTCGCCTGTAAGGGCGTGGACTATCTGAGTAAGCCGGGGCTGGTACAGGAAGGCTCGACCAAGCGCAGCAACATTCGCCTCTTCGCCGTGGCGACCTACGCCGCCAAAGATCGCGTTTTCGCGCGGATGAAAATTCCCAGGCCCGGCCCCGGTTACATGCACCTCCCGGAATGGGCGACCGACGAGTACCTGGAGCAACTGACAGGCGAGAAGAAGATCACCGTGCGCGACAAACGCACGCGCACAAAGAAGGTGCTCTACGTCAAGACCTACAATCGGAATGAGGCACTTGATCTGACGGTGTATTGCCATGCCGGGCTGTTCGCCCTGCAACACTTCATCGCCCCGGCCATCTACCGCGACTTGGGCAAGCTCGCCGAGGCCGTGCGTCAGGGCCAGTCGCCGGAGACACTGACGGCGCGTGTTCGCCGCGTGCGAAGCAGCGGATTGCTGTAGAGTTCCTGCCCTAATGATTGGGCAGGAGTAGCCTTTCCAGTACTCTCCTAATTGACCTGTCGTATTCACCAAGACAATTGACGCACACCTAGAGGTGTCTGCATACTCGCACGCGCGTTATGGCCGGACTGACGCTAGCGCAAGCGGAGCAACACCTGAACGAATGGCTGACTGCGGATTCGGCGGTGGCCAAGGGGCAGGCCTATTCGCTGGGCGGGCGCACCTTCACCCGAGCAGACGCGCGCGAGATCCGCGAGAACATCCGCTACTGGCAGCAGATGGTGAAGCAGCTCGCGCGGGGCGGCGTGAGGACGCGAGGCGCCGTGGTGCCGCACGAATGAACGCACCACCACAACTGAATTGGCTCGAACGCGCCGTGGGCTACTTCTCGCCTGCATGGGCAGCGCAGCGGATGCGTGCGCGGATGGTTATGGCCATTGCCGGTAGCTGGACGGGAGCGAGCTACACGCGGCGGTCGCTGAAGGACTGGTTCGTTACGCCCGCGAGCGCCGACGAGGACACGCTCTTTGATCTGGAAACATTGCGCGCGCGCAGCCGCGACATGGTGCGCAACGCTCCGCTGGCCACGGGCGCCGTCAACACCGTGGTCATGAACGTCGTGGGCACGGGCCTGAGCCTGCTTCCTCGCCCCGATTGGGAAGCCCTGGGCATGACCGAGGAGCAGGCCGACGAGTGGACGGCTCAGGTGGAGCGCGAGTTCCGGGTGTGGGCCGAGTCCGCGGAGTGCGATGTGACCCGCACGCAGAACTTCTACGGCCTGCAAAGCCTGGTCTTCCGCTCCGCGCTCGAAAGCGGCGACGCCTTTGTCCTGTTGCCGATGATCGAGAGCCGTACAAATCCCTGCGCGCTGCGCGTGCAGGTGGTGGAAGCCGACCGCGTCGAGACGCCCACAGGCAAGAAGGAGAACGCGGGCAACAAGATCGTCGCGGGCGTCGAGTTGGACGCGAACGGCGCGCCCGTGGCCTACCACATCCTGCGCCATCATCCAGGCAGCATCGATGGAATCAAGCGCGAGTCTATCCGCGTGCCCGCCTTTGGCGGGCGAACGAGCCGCCGCAATGTGCTGCATATCTTCGAGCGCACGCGGCCCGGCCAGACACGCGGCGTGCCCTACCTGGCCCCGGTGATCGAGCCGCTCAAGCAGCTTGACAAATACACCGAGTCCGAACTGATGGCCGCCGTGGTCGCTTCTCTGCTGACCGTGTTTGTCAAGTCCGAATCGGGCGACGGCTTTGCGCCCCCGTCGGGCGATCCCGCTGTGGCACCGAACAACGCGGAGATTCGCCTCGGCACGGGCACCATCGTGGACTTGGCTCCAGGCGAGGACATCACCACTGTCAGCCCGAACCGTCCGAACACGGCCTTTGACCCGTTTGTGCAGTCGGTGTTGCGGCAGATCGGTGTTGCGCTCGGGCTGCCGTTCGAGGTGCTGATCAAGCACTTCACGGCCAGCTACAGCGCGGCGCGCGCGGCGCTGATGGAGGCCTGGAAGTTCTTTCGCCTCCGCCGGGAGTTCCTGGCGCAGACGTTCTGCGCGCCCGTGTACGAGGCCTGGATGGAAGAAGCCGTCGCGCTTGGCCGCATTTCCGCGCCTGGATTCTTCGACGATCCGGCGCGGCGCATCGCCTACCTGCAAGCGGACTGGATCGGCGACGCGCCCGCGCAGATTGATCCGACGAAAGAAGTGGACGCCGCCGCAAAGCGCCTGGAGATCGGCGTCAGCACGCTGGCCGAAGAGACGATGCAACTGACCGGCGGCGTGTGGAAGGACAAGCACCGCGAGCAGGTGAAAGAGCGCCGGATGCGCGAGCGCGACGGCTTGATTGTGGTCAATGCGCCCGGCCCCGGCAATACGTCGCAGCCGCAGCCGGAGCGCGGCACCGACCGGGAACAAGGGGAGCGCGAAGATGCGGCTGCTTGAGGTGCTCAACGCTCCCTGGGCCATCGTGCCGGAGAAGCTGCTGGAGATCCGCGAAATCTACTTCACGCATCTTCGCGGCGAAAAGATCGACCTGCGCGCCATCGAAGGGCGCCTGGGCCATCCTCTGAATAACGAACAGCAAGGCTACCAGGTCGTCGAAGGCGTCGCCGTCCTGCCCATCGAGGGCGTGATCGCGAAGCGCATGAACCTGTTCACGCGCGTCAGCGGCGGCGTCAGCACGCAGCTCGTGGAGCGCGACTTCAAAGCCGCTCTCAACGATCACCGCGCGCACTCGATCCTGCTGAGTGTGGACAGCCCGGGCGGAAGCGTGGACGGCGTGTTCGAGCTGGCGCGGGCGATCTATGAAGCGCGCGGCAGGAAGCCAGTCGTGGCGCTGGCAAACGGAATGATGGCCAGCGCCGCGTACTGGATTGGGAGCGCCGCCGACCGCGTGTTGATCACCGGCGAAACGACGCAGGTGGGCAGCATCGGCGTCGTGGCCACGCACACCGACATCAGCATGGCCGAAGAGATGCGCGGAGTGAAGACGACCGAGATCACCGCTGGCAAGTACAAGCGGATTGCCAGCGAGCACAAGCCCCTGAGCGACGAGGCGCGCGCCGCGATTCAGGAGCAGGTGGATCACGTGTACAGCGTGTTCGTGAACGAAGTGGCGCGGCATCGCGGCACCGGCGTGGAGACCGTGCTCGACAAGATGGCCGATGGGCGGATTTTCCTGGGCAGCAAAGCGATTGAGGCGGGCCTGGTGGACGGGGTCTCCACCGAAGCCGGTCTGGTTCGCCAGCTGAACCAGGAGCACGAGCAAAGAACACATGAACGAGCGCGGGCGTTTACCCGGCAAATCCTGACCGAAAGGAGAATCGCATGGAAAGCGAAGCGTTGACCGCTGAGCTTCGAGCCGAACTGAAGAGCGAGATCGAGGCGCTGGAGCAGGCGGCCTATGAGCGCGGCAAGGCCGACGGCGCGACCGCCGAGCGCGAACGAATCAAGGCCGTGGAGGCTCAGGCGGTGCCCGGGCACGAGGCCCTGATTGCCGAGTTGAAGTTCGACGGCAAGACCACAGGGCCGGAAGCAGCGGTGAAGGTGCTGGCCGCCGAAAAAGAAAAGCGCGCCAAGACCCTGGGTGATCTGAAGGCCGATGCGCCCGCGCCCGTGCCGCACGCGGAAGCCCCGGCAAGTCCGGCCAAGAAAGAGGAGCCAGACCCGAAGGTGGTCGCGCAGAAGGCCCGGAACTACCAGTCTGAGCAGGCGAAGCAAGGCGTACACGTAACGGTCGCTGAGGCCGTCGCGCATGTGCGCACGGAGATGGGCCTGTAGGCGAATCAGCCTGCCGGGCAAACCGATTCGCAAATAGGAGGGAAAAGAGAATGAATCCAGGCCTGACGAAGAACTACAACGCGGGCGGGGCGATCTCCAAGCGCCGCTTTGTGAAGTTCGGGACGGACGACAGGACTGTTGTGCAAGCTGCCGCCGCGACGGACTTCATTATTGGTGTCAGCACCGACGTTGACACCGTGATCGGCGAGCCCACGGATGTAATTCATGGCGGCATCGCGCTCGTGCAGGCGGGCGGAGCGATCACTCGCGGCCAGGAAGTCACCAGCGATGCGAACGGCAAGGCCGTGGCTGCGACTCCCGCTGCCGGCGTCAACAACCGCATCGCGGGCATCGCGCTGCAAAGCGCCGTGCTCGACGACCTGTTCACCGTACTGCTCGCGCCCGGCGTGAAGCAGGGATAAGCGGCTGCGCGACAGGCTGACCACGCTCAGAAAAGGAGGAGAACCTGAATGAAAGCACCGTTTCCGATTGAACCGAGCCTGACCGCAATCGCCCTGGCGTACACGAACGAACGCTTCATTGCCGACGCCGTATTGCCGCGCACCCCCGTGGCGCGGCAGGAGTTCAAGTACAACAAGTACGCACTGGCGGACGCCTTCACCATCCCGAACACGCTGGTCGGGCGCAAGTCCAAACCCACCGAGGTTGAGTTCGGGGCCACGGAAGCATCCGACTTCACCCGTGATTACGGACTGGAGGATGCAATCCCTGTGGCTGACATCGAGAATGCCGCTGGCCGCTTTGACCCCGTGGGCCGCGCCACGAGCCTGCTCACCGATCTGGTGCTATTGGATCGTGAGAAGCGGACGGCGGACCTGGTGTTCAGTCCGGCGTCCTATGCCACGGGCAACAAGGTGACGCTGGCTGGTGTGAACCAGTGGTCCGACGCAAGCAGCGACCCGATCAAGGCCATTCAGGACGCGATGGACGCAATGGTCATGCGTCCCAGCGTGGCAGTGTTCGGGCGCGCGGTGTTCAGTGTGCTGTCGCGGCACCAGAAGATCGTAGCCGCTGCCTATCCGCTGGGCGGCAACGCGGCCCAAGGCGGCACAGTGACCCGCGAGGCTATCGCCCGCGTGCTGGAGCTCGAAGAGGTGCTGGTGGGCGAGGGTTGGTACAACAGCGCTAAGCCCGGCCAGAACCCCACGATGGTTCGGTTGTGGGGCAAGCATGCCGCGCTGCTCGTCCGCAACAAGGAAGTCACCACGGTAGGCGGGGTCAGCTTCGGTTACACCGCCGAGTGGGGCAACCGTGTTGCTGGCCGCCGTGAAGACCCGGACATCGGTCTGCGCGGCGGCATCCGTGTGCGCGTGGGCGAGTCCGTGAAAGAACTCATCGTCGCGAACGACCTGGGCTACTTCTTCGAGAACGCCGTGGCGTAGCCCAGCCTTGAGAGGCGGGAGGACGTGATGGCAGCAGAGAAACTCTACCGGGCGAACTGGATGCTCCAAGGGCTGAAGGGCAAAACACTCAAGCCCGGAGACACCGTCAGCCTGAACCCCGAGGAAGCAGAGCCATATCTAGGCGGCGTTCTGTCGCTTGTTGAAAGCGATGAAGAACGGGAGCCGAGCGGGGCGCAAGAGAGCGGCGCTGACGGCAAGACCAAGGGGAAGAACCAAAGCAAATAGGTGCCGAGGGCATGGGTTATTTCGGTGACGCCGACGTGGACACGATGCTGGCCGATTGGGGCCACAGCATCACCATCGCCGGCGTCACCAAGCCGTGCCTCTTTGATGAGCGCGACGAAGTCGGGCTGGAGCAGGACGGCGGCGCGGGCCAGATCATGCGCGTGGCCGTCGCTTTGGTAAAGGCCAGCGACTTCCCGAACGTGAAAAACGACGACGCCTGCGTCGTGGACGGCGTGAGCTACACGGTCTGGCGGCGGCTGCGACAGGGCGACGGCGCAACCACGGAGCTCCTTTTGAGGAAGGTGTAGGCGTGGCGGATTCCTATACGGAACGGGTACTTCAGGCAGTCGTGGCCGCGCTGGACGGCGCTGGCAAGCCAGCGGGCGTGACGGTGAATCGCTCGCGGCGGCAGTCCATCGAGAAATCGCAGCTGCCCATGATCAGCGTGTACCCGATCCGCGAAGAAGTGACCCGCGCAACGGACAACCGCCGCAGTCCGCTGGTCGAGCGCAGGCTGCGCGTCGAGGTGAAATGCCGCGTCGTAGGGGACGATCAGGACAACGACGCGCTGCGCAAGTGGGCTGTGCAGTCGGTCATGGCCGACCAGAGCCTGGGTGGGCTGGCACTGGAGACCACGGAGGAGTCCACGGACTGGGATGCGGACGACGCCGCGGACGCGGATTACAGCGTGGCCGCCGTGGACTTCGTCGTGCGCTACTCCACCAGCCGGTTCAACCTGGAGAACAAGTCGTGACGCTGACTGAGAAATTGCTGGCCGTCGCCGTGGGCATCCTGCTGTTGCTGGGCGTGGCCTTTGCGTACCTGTACGTCCAGCAGGTGAAACTGACAGCAGAGGCCGAGGCCTACGGCAAGGCCAAAGACCAGGTAATCGCCGCGAACCAGAAGCGGATTGAAGAAGCGCGGCAGCGCATTGACCAACGCGAGAAGCAGTGGCAGCGCGAACGCGAGGCCTGGGAGCGGGAGAAACGCGAGATCAGGACGCAAGCCCAGGCCGTGCGGGTCATTGAGAAGTACGTCCCTCAAGCAGAAGGCACCGTTGCCGAGGTTAAGCGCGAGGAGTTGAAGCCCGAGGTCGCCGAGAAGCTCCCAGACGCGCCGAAGTACAGCGTCATGCCTGAGCAGACGGCCGTCGAGATTGCGCGCGAGATTGTGCAGTGCCGCCAGGACCAGGCTGCCCTGGGCAAGTGCGAGCAGGACACCGCCGATCTGCGTGCGCAGATTCAAGCGGCAGAGGAGAAGGCCAAGGCCGCTGAAGACAAAGCTGGGCGCTGGGAGAAGGCTGCGAAGGGCGGCGGCAAGGTGAAGCGGTTCTTCAGCACGCTGGGCAAAGTGGGCCTGGGCATCGCCATCGGCGTGGCGCTGTCTCGGTAAGACAAATCTTTCGGAGGTAAGGGCTAATGCCTACACCGGACGCAGGAAATCTTTCGCTCGGAGCGGGCGAGGTGCTGTTTGATCGCTTCGACGCGAACGGCAACCCCACGGGCTATCGTCACCTGGGCAACGTGGAATCGCTCGCTATCACGACCACCGTTGAAACTGTCCAGAAGAAATCTTCGATGGACGGCGCGCGCGGCATTTACAAGGAAGCCGTGATCGGCAGCGAGGCCGAAGTCTCGATGGTGCTCGGCGAGTACGACCCGGAGAACCTGGCACTGGCCCTTCTGGGTGACACGGCGACGTTTTCTCAGGCGTCGTCCAGCACATCCACGGGCCGACAGATCAACGGCGGCGCGGCGCTCAAGTTCGACCGCTGGTACTACCTGGGCTTCAAGCAGGCGACCGTCACTGCCGTGAAGCAGGGCGCGACTACGGGCGTGTTGGGCACCGATTACGAGCTCAACACGGAGCTTGGGCTGGTCAAGATCAAGTCAGGCGGCGTGTTTACCGAGGCCGTGACGACGTGGGACGGCAGCGCGGCGGCCGTCACGAGTACGCAAGTCCGCGGGCTCTCCGTCGGCAAGGTCGAAGGCAGGCTGAAGTACTTCAGCGCAGCGAACCAGGCCGCAGGCCCGCGCTGGGAAGTGGACATCCACAAGCTCACAGTCAACCCCGACGGCGAGTTGCAGTTCATCTCCGAGGAGTTCGGCACGTTCACCCTGCGCGGCAAGGCACAGAAGGACACGACGAAGCCTGCGGGTGAGCAATTCTTCGTCGCGCGCAAGCTCTAACGGGCGGTCCGCAACTTGGACGCCAGGGGAGCGGTAGAGCCGCTCCCCTTTTCACAGGAGAAGACGGATGGATTACCTGGAGGTCGGCGGCCAGAAGTGGCGCGCGGTGAAGCGCAGCACCATCGAGCACGACTTCTGGCTGATGAGGCATATCCGCGAGGCGGGCCTGGACGCTGTGCGTTTGCGGCCCGGCGAGAGGCCAGAGGAGTTCGCTGTCCGGCTGCTGCATGAAGTGATCGGCAGCGGCAAAGCGTTCGCGCTGCTGGGCGGAATGCTGCTGCCGGACGGCGTGCCCGACGAGCACTGGTCACCCGAGCGCGCCCAGCAGACGGCGGCCTTCATGCGCGGCTTAGCAGCCGATGAGGACAAGGCCGCTGTCAAGAGCGCCATCATCTCGCTGCTCACAGGTTTTTTAGAGGCCGGGCTGCGCTCCTACGCCGGTTCCGTCACTGCTTCGACAGCGGGAAGCCAGCCCCAGCCCGAGCTGCCGCAGCCGCCCGCATTCGTGCCCGTACCGCCCTACTGAATGACTACGGCGAATGGGGCCAGCTGGTGCGCGAGCTTGCAGGCTATGACGTGGGCCGCTACGCGGAGATTACGCGCTGGCCGCTGGCCGAAGCCTTGGCCGCCTACGAGAACAAGCTGCGCAAGGACGCGCGGCGCGACTACCACGTGGAGTATCTGGCGTGGGCGGTTCTGGCGGCTACTGGCGCGACGAAACGCAAGAAGCCCCCGGAAGTGCCCGCGATCCTGAAGGAGTAGTCGATGGCTCAAACGCCCGATGTTCGGGTAAGGCTCAGCGCCGAAGGCGTGCAGGAAGTCGTCAACGCCTTCAAGCGGATTCAGGCAGAAGCCGAGAAGTCCGGCAAAGGTGCCGGTCGCGCCCTGAACTTTCTGAGCGGACAGGCCGCTGCTCTGGGCCGACTGCTGCCTACATTGAGCCTTGCCGCTGTCGCTGCTGGCGCAACCGTGCTCACCAAGCGCGCCCTGGAGAATGCCGACGCGCTGGGCAAGCTCGAACAGAAAACCGGCCTCACGGTAGAAACCCTCAGCACGCTTTCCTTCGCAGCCCGAACCGCTGATCTCGACCAGGAGCAGCTGCGCACGACGCTCGTCAAGTTCACGAAGGTCACGGACGACTATGACCAGGGCCTGCGCAGCGCCCGCGATGCCGTCGAGCAGCTATTCGGCAGCAGCAAGGCGCTCGAAGGGCTTGACCAGGACACGCGGTTCCTCAAGGTCGTGGACGCGCTGGCCAAGCTGGAGCCTGGGGCGAAGCGCACCGGCCTGGCGATGGAGTTCTTCGGCAAGCAGGGCGCTGAGTTGCTGCCGCTCATTGACGATCTGGCGGACGGCGGCTTCGAGAAGCTGCGCCAGAAGGCCGAAAAACTGGGCCTAGTGGTGAACCGCGACCTGGCCGACGCCGCCCAGCGTGCGAACGATGCCATGACGGACATGCAGAGCACCGCCGAAGGCATCGCCACGCAATTCACGGCGGGCTTTGTTCCGGCCATCGCGGACGCAGCGGACGCCCTGGCGGAAGCCGCCACAGGCGACGGTGTCAATGCTTTCCGCGAGTTGGGCGACTTCGCGGGCAAGGTGCTGAAGGGCATCGTCGTGCTCCTGACCGCCGTGGGCGCAGGCCTGGTGAAGATCGTGGGCCGCACGACGGCGCTGATTGTCCATGGCGGCAGGCTGGTAGCGAACGTCCTCGAAGGCAACATCCGGCAGGGCTGGGAGAATTTTAAGAACGGCATCGTCGCGGACGCAGACGACCTGGACAAGAGGATCGAAGAGCGCGTCGCGAGGATCTTCCAGGCGCTCGACGGCCAGAACCGAGAGCAATCCGCCGGGCGGCGGCGCGTTCGCAAGCGGGAAACCAGCGCCAACCTGCAAGACCGCGAGCGCAACGCCAAGGCCGAGCGGGCCCTCCAGGAGCAGCTGCTGGAGAACGAGCTGAACCTGCTGAAGGCGAACCTGAAGGCGCAGACAGCCGAGGAAAAGCGGCGCTTCGAGGAAGGGCTGATCGGCCTGCAAGAGTTCTTCGCCAACCGGCGCTCGATCATCGAACAGGAAGCGCAGAAGGAAATCGAGGTCCTGGAGAAGCGCCTCCAGTTCGAGCGCGCACGTCCACTGGCGAAGACGGAAACGGAAACCGACCGGCAGAAGAACATCGTCGAGATCGAAAATCAGATCGCGGTGCGCCGCATCGAGCTACAGGAGCACATCGCAGACCTGGCCGCCGAAGAGCGCAAGGCCGCGCGGGACTTACAGAAGGAGCAGACCGCCTTCGAGGTCAAGCTGGCCGAGCTTCAGGGGAACCGCTTTGCGGCGGCCCGCGCTGCCCTGGATGAAGAAGCGCGGAAACTGGACGAAATTCTCCGCAAGCAAGGCGCGGCAGATACCGAACGTGCGCGCCGCGTGCAGGAGTTCCGCGCCGCTGGCGAGGCGCAGATCAACTTCGATGAGGTGCTGGCCCAGGGCCGCCAGGCCCTTGCGCAGATAGAAACTGGCCGACGCGACATCGAGCTTCAGGTGCAGCAGGGCATCCTGTTCCAATTTCAAGGCGAGCAGCAGATCGTGGCCCTGGAGCAGGAGCGCCTGCCGCTGCTACAACAGATCGCCCAGCAGCTATTAGCAGCAGCCGAGGCCACGGGCGACCCAGAGAAGATCGCCCAGGCCCGCGAGTTTGCGCAGTCCATTGAGGCATTGGCTGTCAGCAGCAACCGCGCCGCGCAGGAAATGGCGCAGTTCAAGGCGGCCGTTGAGCAATCGCTTACCAGCAACCTTCAGAACTTCTTCACCCAGGGCATCGAGAACGCGGAGAACTTCGGCGATGCCATGCGCCAGCTGGCCCTTTCGGTTGTGGACAGCCTGCGCCAGATCGCGGCGCAGATGCTGGCAAATCTCGCAATTCAGAAATTGCTCGGTGCGTTCGGCGGTTTTGGTTTGTTCTCGCAGGGCGGCGTCGTAAAGGCTGCTGGCGGCGGCCTGATTCGCGGGCTGGGCACGGGCACCAGCGACAGCATCCCGGCACGGCTGAGCGACCACGAGTTCGTGGTACGAGCCGCTGTGGTGCGCCAGCCGGGAGTTCTGGAATTCCTCAACGCACTGAACGCCGACGGCTCTGTTGTGCTGCGGCGTCGCGGCGTGCGCGGATTCGCCGAAGGCGGCCTTGTGGAGGTGGGCAGCACAGGCGGCAACGGCAGCGCGGACCTGACCATCGCTCTGGAACCTGAGCTTGTGCTGAAGAAGCTGGAAGCCAGCCCGATGTGGTCGCGGGTGATCGTGCGCACCTTGGAGAACAACCGCAAGTCTGTGAACAACGCGCTGGGCAGGGGGATACGGTGAGCTTCGAGATCGGAACAGCCGCCGATGTAGCCGATCTGATGGCCAAGCTGAGCGCGTTCCTGCTGAAGGGGCACGCCTTGGAGCCAGCATACAGCGGCGTGGGCACGGGCAGAATCACCAGCCTGATCGGCACGGCCAGCAGCGTCTTGGAGACGATCACGGTCACGTTCACCAGCAGCACGGCCTTCGCAGTGTCGGGCAGCGTGAGCGGGGCGCTGGGCAGCGGCACCGTGGGCCTGGCGTTTACCAGCGCGGTCGTGAACTTCACGATCACAGCGGGCGGAACAGCCTGGCAAGCAGGCGACACTATCGTGTTCACCATGACCCCGCCGTGGATTCAGAAGCGCGGCGTGGCGGGGAGCGAATACATCTGGCAGGCACCGGGAAACGGAAATGAAGCGCAAATCTTCGTGGGCATCCTGCGCTTCAGCGACGCCGGCGCGGACTACGACAACTGGCGGCTGGGCGGTTTCAACGGATTCGACAGCGCGCTGGCATTCACGGCCCAGCCTGGAGCGATGACGCGCCCCGTCATGCCGCTGCTGCGCGTGGGCAGCATGCCGTATTGGTTCGTTGCGAACGGTCGGCGCGTGGTCGTGATCGTCAAGGCCAGCACCGTCTATGAGGCCATGTACCTGGGGTTTCTGAACCAGTACGCCAACCCCGGCCAATACGCATACCCGCTGGTGGTGGGCGGCTCGATGAGCTGGCTGACGGAACCAGCCAGCACTTCCCAGAACTGGCGGTGGAGCTATCAGGGCATCGAGCACGCCGCGTTTGCGATTCCCCGCGCCAGCCTAGGCTCGGACAACGACTTCACACTTAGACTTCGCCGACCTGACGGCGTGTTTCAAGGCTTCGCCAGCACCAAGCAGGGCGGGACACAGCAGGGCTTCGTGTGGCCCTACGGGTACAGCATGACGAACATGATCTCCAATCTGGACGGCAGCTACCCGCTGCTTCCCATCGTGCTGCATGAGGACGACAGCAACTCGGGCGTGTATCCCAACATGACCTTCACTACCCCGAATGTCTGGGGTGAACTCGACGGAGTTTACGCCGTGACCGGCCATGCCAACGCTTCAGAAAACACCGTAACCGTGGGCCGCACGGACTACCTGGTGGTGCAGAACATCTATCGCACCACCAAGACAGACTTCTTCGCCGTGAAGCTCGCATAGGAAGAACGCGATGGCCTATCAAACGGGCACAGCAACTGACCCGAACGATCTGCTCCAAAAACTTGTGTCGTTCCTGACGGGCGTGGCGGTTGGCTGGACGCAAGACATGAGCCAGGCGGATGGGACCGGCTGGCGCGCACACCTTCACAAGGGCAGCGTTTACGTCAATCTGAAGAGTACGACCGGGGCTGTGAACCCGTGGGGATTCTCTCCCAGCCCCACCCCCATATCGACT